TTATTTAGAAAGATTATTCAATACATCAACAACTCTTGACTTTGCATTTTTGGTAACATGTGTGTAAATCTCCATTGTGGTTTTGCCATTATCTTTATGTCCCACTCTATGTGTGATTGCTTTGAGTGGAATATTATTCTCAGCAAGCAAACTAATAAGTGTGTGACGCAAGATATGCGGAAATAATCTTTTTTCGATAGGTTTTTCTAAAGTTTTGTTTGCATTTTTCATCAAATCGCCAATCATTGATTTTGATATGGGAATTCCAGAAGGTGAAACAAATATAAACCCCATATCTTTGTAGTTAGGGTTAGTTGACTTTCTAAGTTTATGTAGTTCAATAAATTCTTCAATAATTTCAACTTCTTTATCTGTTAAGTCAACCGTACGAATAGAAGCAGCGGTTTTTGGGGGTGTTTTAATACCTTCAGAACCTTTTCTTGTTGGGTCTAAAGTCCCATTTATTGTTATAGTTCTGTTTTCTCTATCGTAGTTTTCAAATTTTAGTGCACTTGCTTCACCGACTCGGCAACCGTTCAATGACATAAACTCAGCCATTCTAGCTACATGATACCCACGATTGTATTCTTTCATTGCATTAAGCAATCTTACCAATTCATCATATTCAAGGTATTTATTTGAAATGGATTCTATTTCTTCGTATGTTGTTGCTTTTTTAGGCAATTTAACTCTAACAATTGGGTTTGAGTCGATTAATTCCATATCTAAAGCGTATCCAAAAACCATGCTTAGAATTGATTTATGTTTTCGCATTTTTATATAATTACCTTCGAAATTAGTAAAGTATCTTTGAACATATTTAGGATCTATGTTTTTTATTTTAGTGTCAACACCAAATTTTTCTTTTACTTCATTGACAGCATAAAACATTGTTTTCTCGGTAGAAGCTTTGATTGACTTTTTATGTAATTCCCACCATTCTACCAATACATCTGTAAAAAGCATTTCGGTAGAATTTAACTCGCTTATCTTTTTACTTATCCGTTCATCAAGTATCTTTTGTGCTTCTTTCTTTGCTCGATTAGATCCATTCTCAAGAGTTACAGAAACCTTTTTCCATTTATCGGTATATGGGTCTTTGTAGCGCTCGAAATACTTATATTTGCCGTTGGATAATTCTTCAATCCACATTTGATTTATACCTCATTTCTTGATAAAATGGGTATAGTAAAGAGGCCTACAGTATGCAGGTTTTTACTATACTTTCAACTAATAACTGTACTCAAAATTTGGCGATGGAGAGTACAGTTATTTTTTGTTATAATAAATAAAAAGAACAACGATTAGGTGGTGGTATGATTGTTAAATTATTTTAAAAAAAGTAAACAATTGCAATCAAGTCAAAAAATTTTTTGGAAACAGCACTATCAAAAAAAAGCAGAATTAGACAAAGCTTTTAGAGAATCTGAGGATAGAAACTATCACTTTAACAAAAAGTTTGATGATAGTTTTTCGCGCTACTCAAAATAAATTGCAATCGGTCTAACATAATAATCCCCTTTTGATGCGATATTAAATGAAGTAATTACAATTTCCATGAATGAGTTAGCAACGTTGGAAATAACTTCGTTAGCTGAATCAGTCTGTAAATTATCTATTGAAGAGTTCCCACTTTCTTTAGCGACCACTATACCTAGTATAGTGGCTTTTCTATTTGATAAATTCATTATTGATAACAAACTAGGTTTTAAACGAATATTTTCTGGCTCGCAAATACTTAGTGTATTATTAATTTTAGCCAAAATGGCCCCATCGTACAAACCAACCATGTAATCTGAAAATGTATTTAGCTTCTTAAAAATTTCAGGAAGAGAATTATCCAGCTGCTTTTGTAATTCCGTTATTTTATCTTCAAACTTAATTTTATTGCTTTTTGATATTTTAGATAATTCTTTTTCAATTTTTTCTATAGGTTGAAAAATATCAGGCATAAGAAGTTTTAACTTCTCGGTGTCCATAGATTCATACAGTTTTTTAAAATCATAAAAAGTTACTCGATCATTTTGCTGAATAAATTGACCATCATCAGCACAGTCATTTACAATTTCATCTTTTAAAATTTCTAATAAAATATCAAGAGCATAGTCGTGAGTGGCAACTTCTATAAGTTCTTTATTTGTTTCAGAATAGACTAATGATTGTTTATCAGTGTTCGATTCTCCTCGATTTACATTAAAATTTGCCCCTACAGTAACTCCACCGCTAGTATTAAGAGAAGTTGCTTGCGTTGTTTCTTCAGAATTACTATTGGTTTCCCCTTTATCGAAAGCCCTTTTTAACACTAATCCTTGGTCATTTTGGGCAATTATTGAATTGACTAATTTTGTGTCAAGATAAATAATTTCTTTCAAAGTACTCCTACCTTTCTTTCCTATTCTCCTCAACCCATTTTTCGATTTTTTCAATTTGTTCATCAGTTAATGGATTGTTATCGATATGTTCAAGTAGTTCTTGGACAAGTTCCCTAAAATTATTATTCATAAATCAGTATCCCTTTATTTTAAGCATTATGCGCAATGACATCTAAAGCCCCAATAATACGTTGAGCATTTTCAATCGCTTCTTTATATTCTTTAGATGTGTTTTTCACAGGTTTTCTAAGAAGGTCAATAAAGACAACAGGTTTGCTAAAGTCGTTTGAAGTTACACGAATGGTCATGTTTAAGATTTTAGTTGTTGTTTTTCGCTTAGCAGTAATACCGCCAGCAATTGCGCCCAAGCCACCGAATACAGCTCCAGCAACAAGCGCTTGACCAACACCACCAGACACAACGGCTTGGTCGTTAATGATTAAATCATAAGATACTAACTCTTCAAATGAGTACCAGTCAGTATCGTTTTTTGATTTCTTAACCATACTAGGGATAAGTGATAAGCCACCAGTTCCCATTGCCAAGCCCGCTTTACCAATGGTTTTAGCTGTACCACCGACAAGACTTGAACCTTTAGCTTTATTTGCTCCGTGGATTCGATATACCTTGTTAGCTCTATCAATTTCTAAAGGTCCGATTTTATCAGTACGTTTATAACTGTTATTGTCTAAAAATCCCATTTTCTTTTTCCTCCTGTATTAACTTTTAGTATGTTCTATTAGTGTTATCGTTTTATCAAAATACAATTGATTGAATTGTGGAATTGTAACCATTTCGATAATCCAATACTATTTGAACTGCTTCTTGGATAGGAATGCAGTAGTTATAGACTAAAAAATTCTTTAAACGGTTCATGATTGCTGCACCAGACATATAATTTTCTCTGATTAAGTCATTGAAATTTTTACCATTTAAAATACTATTTTTTAGTCTTTCATCATTTAGCAAGAACAGAGAAGCTAGTGTGTTTGCTTCATCTTCGATTGGCTGCAATTCTTTTGGATAATTTCCAGTAGAAATGTTAGACACGTTAGACATCATAGAAGCATACATACGCTGCTTTTTATTACCTTCAAAATGAGCAAAAATGTGACTTAACTCATGTAGAATTGAAAACATAACTCTACCTAAGATAGGTCTTTGATTAATATAGACAACATATCTGTCTGAACAATCATAAGTCATGGTTACACCAGATAAAGGGTCGCAAAATTCTTTAGGTACAAATTTTATTTTGCAGTTATTGACTATACCTTTATATTTTATATCTTCTCTAGTAGCTTGACGTCCGCCAATATCTCTAAAGTATTCTTCGTATTGATCAACATCAAGAAAAACAAATAAAATATTGTATTTTCTTTCAAAGTAATCAATAACATGTTTGCTAGTGATTTCTGTAAATGATAAATTAAAATAGCGGCTAACTTCATTTAAGAAGTAATTAGCTTTCTGCTGATAAAGGTAGTAATCTGCAGAATCGATAAAACGATATTCCAAATAAAACACCTACTTCCAGTTTGAATCATCTTCGATAAGGCTACGAGCAGTCTGCATTAGCCCTGAAAGAGCATTGTTAAAACGTTCTTTTTCCATGTCAGTCATATTTGCAGTTTCTTTACGAAACATAACAAGAGCTTGCTGTTCCTGAGAGGTTATAAGATCGTTATTTTTGTTGGAAGCAATTGTAGGATTGTCTGTACGTCCCAAGAGATAATCAGTAGAAACATTAAAGTAATCAGCGATTTCTTGTAGACGGTCAGATTTTGGAGTTTTTTCTTTTAAAGTGTATAGGTAATTTACACTAAAACCTAAATCTTCAGCAACTTTTTGTAAACTTACACCTTGCTTTTTAGATAATTCCTTTATTTTTTCAAATGTTGAAAACATTGATATATCAGCCTTTCTTAAGGATGACAAAAAATATTTATAAAAAAGTGTAAAAATCTCTTGACTTATTTTACACTATAATATAAAATAGTTTTTGTAAGTTAAAGAGTTAGTAAAGTAACTTGTTAAAACTTATCAAAATTCAATATAGCTTTGGCGAGCGTAAAAGATTGATTTAATAACGTTTTATCAAGTGTTTTCTTTATGGATTTATTTTACACCATAGTATAAAAGTTTGTCAAGAATTTTATAAAATTATTTACTAATTCTTTTGATTTACACTATATATTTTTTAGAAAGGAGCAAACATGAGTTTACAACATCAAAAATGGATTACTCTTGTCCAAGAAAAAATGTCACAAAAAGGTTGGTCAAAAAGTGATTTAGCACAAGTGTGTGGTGTTTCACCAGCAATGATTACAAGACTTTTGAAAGAAGGCTATGGCAGCGATAGTTTTAAATTGCTAGTATCAAAAAAACTTGGCATTCGAGAGCCGTGGGAAGAGTTCGAAGAAAACTAGTATTATTCATTCTCTCAGCTAGTAGTTACGGCTCTAGCAAGTTATCAAATACAAGTCATTAATCAAAATGGTAATAATTTTCAATAGTAAAATCTCCTATTTATTTTTTTAAACAATACCCTTAAAACTTTAATTCACCAAATTGAAATATGACTTGCTAGGGCTATAACTGCTAGTTGAGAGCAGTAGAACACAAAAGAAAGGAGCAAACATGAAACCAAAACGTTATCCGTATAGCGGAAACAAAAAAGGATCTATCGTAACAACGATAGACCAAAAACAATTTTCAAAGATTAGTCTTGAAGCCATTCGTGGTATTTCTCAAGCAATTCCATTGTCGTGATGGTTGCTACAAGACCACTTACTGTACCGAGTTGTAAACCATTTGAATGATCAATATCTTTAGTAGCTTCATTTGCCTTTTCAGCTATTAAATTCATATCCTCTTCGGTCAGTGACTTACGAAAATCATTGAAAGACTTCATTACAAATACCTCCTCTCCGTAATGATATTTTCATTATATCACGGAAAGGGCTTAACTATAGAAAGGACGGTGTATCTATTTTGGACACAAAAAAAGCGACTGACGGCAATCAGTCACTAACAAAAATAAACTTAACTAGATTATATCACATTTAAAAGGAGCACGCTATGCCGAAAGTCGAAATAACTTACAAGGCTGTCGGAATCAACGAAGATGCCGAGTGGGGCGATTATGACCACTTAATGCAACGTTGGGAAGGTTTGAGCAAGAGCGTTGCCAAACAGTGGGCAGCCGAAATGCGTGAACATCCAGAATTTAGGAAATATATTGATAATCCAACGCACAAAATAGTCTTTATCAACTATGAAGGATTTGCATTATTCGTCAAGTGGAAATCACGCAACAGGTATTTATCCAAAAAAGAAACATTAGCTGAGATGCTAAAGAACATGAAATTAGAAGCAGAGGTTTTATTATGACATTATTTAACTGGATTTTTACAAAAACTAACAAACAAGAAACTACTCAACCAGAATTCGTGTTTGAAAGTTGGGAAACAAAAGCTAAGCGCTATGACAATATTATTAAAGCGCAAAACGCTATGACACGATACATTCAAAGAGGTTGACATGATACAAGAAGTTATTAACGAAAATGAGTTCTTGAAAGACGAAAACAAACGTCTAAACAACGAACTGACAAAACATTACTTTGCGACAGTCGCAAAAGCAAATTTACTCGACATTATCATTGCTGAGGGCTATATCTTGCCATCAACGCTTGATAAATGTATCAATCAACTTGATGAAGTTGACCAACTAGAAATTAGAAAGGTTATGACAAAATGAGATTGGCAAAACAAAAATTAGGAGCTCAACAAAATGGATATGGTCGTATTGGGTGTGATATTGATATTTACAATGAAATCGCTGAAATTGCAGACAAATGTGGTTATACATTGACAAGTGTCACGAATGCACTGCTTGGCTTCGCTTTAGAAAACAGTGAAATTATCACAGAGACTAAAACGGTAGAAGTTAATACATTCAGGATTGGAAGTGAGGATTTTGATGGTGACAATCAATAAACTTGAAATCGAAAACGTCAAGCGCATCAAAGCAGTTAAAATTGAACCATCTGCAACTGGTTTAACCGTAATTGGTGGGAATAATAGTCAAGGCAAGACAAGTGTCCTAGACAGTATTGCTTGGGCCTTAGGTGGAAACAAATACAAACCTAGTCAAGCTGTGCGAGAAGGTTCGATGGTGCCACCAACATTAAAAGTGACACTTTCAAATGGTCTTGTTGTTGAACGTAAAGGCAAGAATAGTGCGCTTAAAGTAGTTGACCCAAATGGCCAAAAAGCAGGGCAACAGCTGTTAGATAGCTTCGTGGAAGAGTTGGCTATCAATCTTCCTAAATTCATGGACAGCACGCCAAAAGACAAGGCTAACACGCTTTTACAAATCATTGGTGTTGGTGACCAGTTAGCTGAATTGGAGCTGAAAGAAAAGGAAATTTACAACCAGCGTCATGCGATTGGTGTGATTGCTGACCAAAAGGAGAAGTTCGCCAAAGAGCAGCCATACTATCCAGACGCACCGAAAGAGTTAGTGAGCATTTCTGACCTCATCCAACAGCAACAAGCCATTTTAGCTACAAATGGCGAGAACGCTCGTAAACGTCAAAATGTGACAGTTATTCAACAGAACTACAACTTTAAGCAACAAGAAGTTGATGAACTTAAGAAGAAACTTAGATTGGCTGAACAGCAATTGAATCAGCTGACAGAAGACTTGCAAATTGCACAGACTGACGCTATGGATTTGCACGACGAGTCAACAGCTGAAATCGAAGAAAATATTGCGCGTATTGACGAAACTAACAGACGTGTTCGCGCTAATCTTGACAAAGATAAAGCTGAGGACGACGCTAAACAACAACGTGAACAATACAATCAATTGACTAACGAAATCGAAGCTGTTCGTCAACAAAAAACAGACTTGTTAACCAACGCAGACTTGCCACTTGAAGGCTTGTCAGTTAACGACGGTAAGCTACTTTACCAAGGTCAAGAATGGGATAACATGTCTGGTAGTCAACAGCTTATGGTGGCTACTGCGATTGTTCGTAAACTTAAGCCAGAATGTGGCTTTGTTCTGATTGACAAACTAGAACAAATGGACCAAATCACACTTGAACAATTTGGCGCTTGGCTAGAACAAGAAGGCTTGCAAGCTATTGCCACAAGGGTGTCAACTGGTGAGGAGTGCGCTGTGATAATCGAGGACGGTTACTCAGTCGTTAACGAAGCACATCAACAATCAACAACAGCTAAGCCAGCATTTACAGCAGGTACATTTTAAGAAATAGGAGAAAAAAACAATGAAACAAACTGAAACATTTATCGTCTTTCGTGATAAGAAAACAGGAGCTTTCCTAGTGGACTATCAAAACAAAAAAACTTCTTTAGCTTTTAATTCTACCTGGAGTTATGATATTGAAAGTGCAATTAATATCACAAAAGAAAAATTTGAGGAAGAAAATGAACGTTACAAAGGAATGCTAGACGTCTTTGGCGCAGAACCGATTGAAGTCAAAGCAGAATACACGCTCACAACATTAGATGGTGAGGAACCAAAAGAAATCAAAGTGAGCAGTCAAAGTAAAGCTGAAATGTTGTTTGATGCACTTGACGATATTTTCGGAGGTGACGATTAATGCAAATTACAAAAGGAAAACGCGCACGAGCTCAAAAAGTAGTCGTCTATGGCCCTGAAGGTGTTGGTAAATCAACCTTTGCAGCGCAATTTCCAGAAACACTGTTTATTGATACCGAGGGTTCAACTGATAACATGGACATCTCACGCTTGGATAAGCCATCAAGCTACACAATGTTAAAAACTGAAATCGCTTGGCTGAAAGCTAACCCGACAGCTTGTAAAACACTTGTCATTGACACAATCGATTGGGCAGAAAGTCTAATAGTAGATGACATCTGTGCACTACATCAGAAAAAAGGTATTGAAGACTTTGGTTATGGTAACGGCTATGTTTATGTCAAAGAAGAGCTAGGACGTTTCTTGAACAGCTTATCTGAGCTTATCGATTTAGGTATCAATATTGTGTTAACTGCACATGCCCAAATTCGTAAGTTTGAACAGCCTGACGAGATGGGATCTTATGACCGTTGGGAACTTAAGCTTGGTAAAAAAACAAGCTCACAAACTGCACCACTCGTTAAAGAATGGGCTGATATGGTTTTGTTTGCAAATTATAAAACAGTCGTAATGACTGCTGATAACAAAAAGAAAAAAGCTACTGGTGGACAACGTGTTCTGTACACGCAACATCATCCAGCTTGGGATGCTAAAAACCGTCACAGTTTACCAGAGGAAATGCCGTTTGACTATGCAGGCATTGCACATATCTTTAATCAAGCGCAACAAACAGCGCCTGAACCTGCTCCACAAGCACAAGCACCAGCACAGGAACAAACACCAACTGCCGAACCAGCGCCACAGGTTCAACCACAGGCACAAGAAACGCCACAGCAACCGTCACAAGCGCCTGAAAGCTTAACGCAGCCTGCGCCAGAACGTCAACCTTACCAAGAGCCTAATTTAGCCTTACCACAAGCACTGCGTGATTTGATGATACAAAATCAAGTCACAGAGCTTGAAGTCCAAAAGGCAGTTGCTCAAAAGGGTTACTATCCAGAAGACACGCCAGTTATCATGTATGACCCAGGATTTATTGACGGTGTTCTTATTGGCGCTTGGGAACAAGTGTTTAGCATGATTAAAGATAATCGTATCTTGCCATTTTAGAAAGGAATCACAATGGATAAAACAATTAAATTAGACTTGTCAGCTATCGGTGAAGGGAGTCTACAAGAAAAAGTAGACAAAGAACTTGAAAAAATCTTTGACAACATTCTTGATCCAAATACTGAAAGCAAGCCAGCGCGTAAGTTAACGATTACGCTCACAATGAAAGCTGACGAAAGTCGTCAGACTGTCAGCACAGCAATGGAAGTGAAATCAACACTAGCACCTCAAAAAGGTGCAGCAACAACCGTCCTTGTTGGTCAGAAAGACGGTAAGGTCTACGCTAACGAATTGCTTAGTAGCGTTCCTGGTCAAACCTATTTCGACAATGAAGCGGTCTTGCGTACCGATATTGGCGAACCAATCGAAGCGCTAGAAAAAGGCATTAATGAAGATGTCATTGATTTTAATAAACAGAAAGCAGGTAATTAATTATGTCAGAAAACATTAAAGAAGCTATTGCATACGGCGTTGAGTTAGCAAGCCGTGAAGAAAAAATCATCACAGTTGATGACAAACACTACTATGATGATTCAAAAGCTAATCTTGTTGAGCTTGAACCGAAATTTTATCCAGATGTACTTGAATTATGCACGCTTGATAGTTTAGTCGACTACCTTAAATCAGGACTTAACAACACTAGCTATCAACGTTTAATGGTTATTGTGGAAAGTCCAACTCAAGTGTCTGTCTATACTGAAGATGATGAAAAAGCAGTACGTACACGTCTTGTTAGCGTTGAAGCACGTAACCCAAGCATTCAATACGGTTACTACATGTCATCAACTGACTTCAACGTTTACCTACAATCGAAATTTGAGGATACAGATGACCGTGACGTTGTTTTGAATTTTGCAAGCGCGCTTAAAATTGACAATGGTTCAGAAATTGTTGATAACGGTGTTAGCCAAACAACGACTGTCAAAACTGGGGTAGCTAACTTAGCAAAAGCTAAAGCACCAAACCCAGTCATGCTACGTCCATATCGCACATTTGCAGAGGTGGAACAACCAGCTAGCCAATTTGTTTTTCGTATTGATAAAAATGCAGAAATGGCATTATTTAGCGCAGATGGTGGCAAATGGCGCTTAGATGCAATCAACAACGTTGCTAACTACTTGAAAGCACAACTTGCAGAACAAAGCAATATTACAATTTTAGCTTAATCAAAAAGGAGAAATTAACATGACACAATTTAACAATAACTTTGATCACGAACTTGGATGGGATGATGAAATCGTAACAGACGCAAAAGAATTCGTACAGCTCACACCTGGTGACTATCAATTCACAGTAACTAACCTTGAACGTGGACGCCACACGCCGAATCCTCAAAATCCAGGTAAACTTCCAGCATGTAATAAAGCAACACTTACCCTTCAAATTGAAACAGCAGAAGGTATTGCACAATTGACACACAATCTATTCTTGCATACATCAACTGAAGGTATGCTGTCAGCGTTCTTTGGAGCTATCGGTCAAAAGAAACACGGTGAACCGTTGCGTATGAACTGGAACAGTGTTGTTGGTGCTAAAGGCGTTTGCCGAGTGAATAAACGTAAAGGTACTGGGCAATATGCTGATCGTGAATATGACAACGTTAAAGCAATGATTTACGCAGATGACGTTGATTGGACTAAAGTATTGAACGCGAACGTGCAAGGTCAACCACAACAACCTACATACCAACAACCAATGCAACAAGCAGCACCTCAACAATACCCACAACAACCTGCAGGTTTTCAAGCTGGGCAATTTTAAGAGGTAGCTAACAATGAAAACAAGAAAATTAAAGAATGATTTAACTGGTCAGACTTTTGGTTTTCTAAGGGTATTACGCCGTTCCGAAGATGTCGGGAACGGTCGTAAGCCTGTTGTTAAGTTTGTCTGCGAGTGCAAATGCGGAAAAACTATTCATGTTAAATCAGATTCCTTACTATCTGGTCACACAGTAAGTTGTGGATGTAAAAAAGTAAAACATGGATTTTCACACAAGGAGCGTTTATACCAAACATGGCTTAATATGCGTCAAAGATGTAATAATCCTAATCGTCCAGATTTTGCAAGATATGGTGATAGAGGGGTAAAGATTTGTGACGAATGGCAGGATTATTCAAAATTCAGAGAATGGTCATTATCACACGGATATGCCGACAACTTATCGATTGACCGCATTGATGTTAATGGTAATTATGAACCCTCTAATTGCAGGTGGGTAGATAACTATATTCAAGCAAACAACACTCGTAAAAATCATTTGATTACATTTGAAGGCAAAACTTATACAATGGCAGAACTTGCCAGAAAGCTAGGGGTATCTTATGCAGCATTACAGCACAGAGTAGAGCGAGGTTGGACGATTGATAGAATCGTCAACACACCTCAAAGGAGTTGGTGAAATGGAATTACGAAGCTATCAGCAAGAAAGTATTGACTCTATTTTGTCAGAATGGGAGCAAGGTCATAAAAGAACGTTATTAGTTTTGCCAACAGGGTGTGGGAAAACCGTAGTCTTTACTAAGTTAACCGAGGAATTGGTTAGGCAAGGAAAACGTGTTCTTATTTTAGCTCACCGCTCGGAATTGCTAGAACAAGCAGCAGATAAATTAAAAAAAGTTACTGGGCTTGGTGCCTCGGTCGAAAAAGCTGAGCAGACTTCGCAAGGGTCATGGTATCGTGTAACTGTTGGTAGTGTCCAAACGCTTCAAAGAGATAAACGACTTGAACAATTTCCAAAAGATTATTGGGATGTCATTATTGTAGACGAAGCGCACCATATTTTAGCTGATGGTTACCAAAAAGTAATGAATTACTTTGATTGCGCAGATGTATTGGGAGTTACAGCTACAGCTGACAGATCTGATCGTCGCAATCTAGGCGAATATTTCGATAGTCTCGCTTATGAATATTCGATTGTTGACGCAATCAAATCTGGCTATTTGTCAAAGATTACAGCAGTTACAATACCACTGACGTTGGATTTATCAAGTGTTAGTCAACAAGCTGGTGATTTCAAGGCTAGCGAAGTTGGAACAGCGTTAGATCCATATCTGGAGCAAATCGCAGATGAAATGGTCAAACAATGTTCAGATAGAAAAACAGTTGTGTTCTTGCCGTTGGTTAAGACGTCTAAGAAATTTCGTGACATTTTAAATGCAAAAGGTTTTAAAGCCGCCGAAGTTAACGGTGAATCAGAAGACCGTGCGGAAATTTTAGAAGACTTTGATAAAGGTAAATACAATGTTCTTTGTAATTCTATGCTTTTGACTGAAGGTTGGGACTGTCCAACTGTTGACTGTGTTGTAGTATTACGACCGACAAAAGTAAGAGCATTATACAGTCAAATGATTGGTCGTGGCACTCGTTTAGCTGAAGGTAAAGAGAATTTGTTGATTCTGGATTTCCTTTGGCACACCGAACGCCACGAACTATGCCGACCAGCACATCTAATCACAGACAGCCCAGAAGTGGCTAAGAAAATGGTTGAAAACATGGCTGAACAAACTAATCAACAATTTGAATTATTGGAAGCTGAAGAAACAGCTAGCAAGGACGTTGTGGCTGAACGTGAAGAAGCACTTGCAAAACAATTGTCAGAAATGCGTAAGCGAAAAGGACGTTTGGTTGACCCATTACAATTTGAAATGTCTATCCAAGCTGAGGACTTGGCAGATTATGTGCCTGCCTTTGGAATAGAAATGTCACCACCGACTGATAAACAACTTAAAGCGTTAGAGAAGTTCGGTATCTTTACAGATGATATTGGTAATTTTGGTAAGGCTAGTAAGCTGTTAGACCGACTTAAAAAACGTCAAACAGAAGGGTTAACAACGCCTAAACAAATTCGTTTACTGGAACGTTACGGTTTTAAAAATGTTGGTATGTGGACATTTGACAGAGCAAGTAGCCTAATCAATCGTATTGCTGCAAACGGTTGGCGTGTTCCTCGCGGTATTCGACCAGCAGAATTTAAACCAGAATAAATAAGAAAGGATAAACATGGCAGAGAGAGATTTTGACCTGCTACCATTGCTGGATTATATCAATCCTGCCATGGTAGATTATGCAACTTGGTGTCAAGTAGGCATGGCACTTAAACACGAAGGTTACACAGCTATGGATTGGGATAACTGGTCACAAGCCGATACACGATACAAGCGTGGAGAGTGTTTTAAAAAATGGGATACGTTCAACGAAGAAGCAGGAACTGTCGTAACAGGAGCTACTATCACGCAACTAGCAAAAGAGGGTGGCTGGCAACCTGCGTCAAGTGGTCGTGGTGATTTCCATGAATTAGATTGGGAAGATACTATTGACCGTGACTATCAAATCGTCGATAAGAACTGGATTGAGTCTAAAGAAATCAGAGAGCCACTCAATTGGCAACCAGCGCAGGATTTGATTAGATATCTAGAAACCTTGTTTGACTCAACGGATTTTGTTGGCTACGTGACTGCGACATATCCAATTGAAACAGACAATGGCACGATTTATAAGCCAACACAAGGAAACTTTGACAGGACAGCTGGTGAACTTATCCAGCTTCTGCAAAAGACACCTGATGACATTGGAGCTGTCTTTGGTGATTACAAGGAAGAAGCTGGGGCGTGGATACGATTTAACCCATTGGACGGTAAAGGTGTTAAGAACGATAACGTCACAGACTATCGTTACGCACTCGTTGAATCAGATACGCTTGCAATTGGTAAGCAATACGCACTATTTAAAGAGCTTGAATTGCCGATTGCAACGCTGGTTCATTCTGGCAAGAAGTCACTACACGCAGTCGTGAAAGTAGACGCGCGTGATTATCAAGAATATAGGAAACGCGTTGATTATATCTATCAAATCTGTAAAAAGAACGGACTTGACATTGACACGCAAAACCGCAATCCAAGTCGATTAAGTCGTATGCCTGGTGTGACACGAAACGGACACAAGCAGTTTTTGATTGATACCAACGTTGGTAAAGCAAATTACGACGAATGGTACCAATGGGTCGAAGATTTAAACGACGACTTGCCAGACCCAGAAGGGCTGTTAGACAGCTGGGACGATATGCCAGACTTAGCACCAGAACTTATCCATGGTGTCTTGCGCCAAGGGCACAAGATGCTAATCGCTGGTCCGTCTAAAGCTGGTAAATCATTCGCCTTGATTGAGTTATCGATTGCGATTGCCGAAGGCGCTAAGTGGCTGAACTGGCAATGCGAGCAAGGACGTGTCTTATATGTCAATCTGGAACTTGATAGACCGTCAGCATTGCACCGTTTTAAAGATGTGTATGAAGCTATGGGACTTCAAGCAAACAACGTCCAAAACATTGACGTCTGGAACTTGCGTGGTAAGACCGTTCCAATGGATAAACTAGCGCCGAAGCTAATCAGACGTTCGCTTAAAAAGAATTATCAAGCTGTCATCATTGATCCAATTTACAAGGTGCTGACTGGTGACGAAAACAGCGCGGACCAAATGGCACACTTTACAAATCAGTTTGATAAAGTGGCTACTGAGTTAGGCTGTAGCGTGATTTACTGTCACCACCACAGTAAAGGTGCTCAAGGTGGTAAAAAATCAATGGACCGTGCCAGTGGTTCAGGAGTGTTTGCTCGTGACCCAGATGCACTAATTGACTTAGTAGAGCTTGAACTAAACGACAGTCTGATCAAACAACGTACTGACAAAGCAAAATGTGACGTGTTTAAGCGTGCTATCCAAGAAAAGAACTTAGATTATTACCAACATGAAATCACGCTTGACGACTTGCAAAGTGTCGCACAGATGTCTAAGCATTTTGACAAAGCAATTGATGACATCATGATCAGAAAGCCATACTTGCACGAAATCCAGCAAGTCGAAGAATCTATCAAGATTGCCACAGCATGGCGTGTTGAAGGGACGCTTCGTGAGTTTGCGAAATTCCCACCAGTCAACATGTGGTTCAGCTATCCAGTGCATGATGTGGATATGACGGGCGTTCTTGCGGATATTCAATTGGAAGACAGTAAACCTGCATGGCAGAAAGCTAAGGATAGTAGAAAGTCTAAGAAAGAAAAACTCAAAGAGCGACAAGAAAAATTAGAAACAGCTTATAGTGCATTATCTGACGGTTCGACTCCAGTAACTCAAAAAGAATTAGCTGAGTATCTGGACACTACAGAGAGAACCGTGCTGAATTATGTGAAAGAACATGAAGATTTTATCGCTCAAAAAGGAATAATTTATCAAGTTGCTAATGTAGAAAAAAATGAAAAATAACGTTTTTTTCAAAAACTGCATTTTACGAAAGAAAGAAAAAAACATGTTGAAAACAACGTGAAAGAGTACGTTTTTTTCATTTCCTAGTACGAAAAATAATGTTTTTTTCAAGTATTTCTTGCTAGGAAAAAAACGCGAAAAAAACATGTTATTTTCTGGAAGAAAACAGGTATAACTCTTACAGAGTTATTAAAAGTGTTTTTCCTTCGTCAAAAAGTCAAAGAGAAAAGGAAAAGGGGCTATAAGCTCTGCCCCTTTATCCTTTGTCTCATCTTTGACAAAGCGCGTGAAAAACAACTATAAATCAAAAAGTAGAAAAATGAGGTGGAAATATGAACAAACAAGAAGCGATTGAAGAAATCAAAGACGAAATAAAAAGAAATGGCAAGCGTAGCGGAAGTTTAGATTATTTAAACGGTAAACGCGATGGATTGGTGGATGCTTTGAAAATTATCAAGCAAATTGACGAGCCAGAAAAGCCAGTAGTGCCACAGTTTGTTGCAGAGTATATTGAATATTGTAAGCGTGATAAATTCTATGCCTTGCATGGTGCATATAACAATATGGACAACAGATTGAAATGTTGGCGTTTTAAGGGTAATAATAGCGAATTATTCGCCAAAGCGTGGCTTTACGGCTACGAAGTTGAGAAAGAGAAGCTGTATATAGTGTTTCAACCAGCAACTCATGAATTCCTCTATACTGATAGCAGAAGCTTAAGAAGCGATGCTGTTACTTGGGCGTATGCTGCAGAAACTGAAGAATATCATTTTACGCAGCAAAAACTTGAAGAATTACATTATTGGAATAACCAAGCGTTTGAAATTAAAGAGGTGACAGAATGAAGAAAAAAGAAGTGGTTGAAAAGATTGAGAATGTAATCCCAGATTTTATTTTAAACGATTTTCAAAGAGGTAAAGAGACCGGTTTAAGTTATGCGTTGGAATTAGTCGAAGAACTTGACGAGCCAGAAAAGCCAGTAGTGCCACAGTTCGTTGCGGACTGGTATGAAGAGAATAAGAATGACTTTGAATATAACTTATACAGACTTTGTATCGATTTCTATGAGCGAAAAATACATGAAGATTTACATGATTGGTTTAATTTTGATAAAAATAAACCAATTGAGACACTTATATTAATGCACAAATTCGGGTATGAAGTCGAGAAAGAGAAGTTGTATATAGCTAAGAACAAGATAACCAATTCTTATCTTGGAAAGAATGGCGGCTGGAGTCATTACGGACGTGCATGTAGTCCAGAAATTATAAAGCACTCTAAGAGCACTTGGAGATCACTTGGTGTGTGGGATAATGACTTATACGAAATTACAGAGGTAAAAGATGATTGAATTCTTTATCCCAATGAAGAAAATTCCAACAGTTACTCACCAGCAAAAGAAAGTTCGTGTTATACATGGTAAGCCACAATTCTATGAGCCAGACCAACTAATGGAAACGCGGGCAATGTTCATGGAATTGTTAGCACCATATGCACCAGATGAACCGCTAGACGGTCCGTTGAGGTTGACGACTAAATGGCTATTTCCAAAAATCAAAGGTACGACTAACGGTCAGTACAAGCATACAAAGCCTGATACAGATAATCTTGTTAAGTTGCTAAAAGATTGCATGGAAAGAACGGAATTCTATGTCAATGATTCAAGAGTGGCTAGTGAGATAATCGAAAAATTTTGGGCTGATACGGTCGGAATTTATGTGAGGTTAGAAAACTTATGAGTAAACATATGAATAACTTAAGAGCTAAGCACGCTGTGACGTTTTCAGAACACCACACAGAAAATGCGCTAGAAACCTTAGATGCGTTCATTGCGTGGACGAAAGAAAAGCAGCTTAAAAGCTATCTTGAGATTGCTAAATTGCTGTATGTGCCACCAAATGAGGTACAAAAATTACTAACACGAGCCAAATTGCCAGATGAGCGTATTGAAAAGCGAATGAAAGAGGTTATGCGTCATGAAGATTGATTATATTGATTTCTTTCAAAATGAAGTCACAGCATGGATGATGGCTAGCAATATGAAATCACAAGAAGTTGGTTTTGGAAGTCTCGCTTACTGGGAATGGGCTAATCAGTCCATTGTGGCTATCTGCGAGAAATACGGTAATGATGAATTGGTTAACGGTCAGTTTCACTTAATCTGGGGCTGGCTAGACAAACAAGCGAAAGGAGCAGGCAATGTATGAGGTAGTATTATATTTTGACAATATGGTTGATGAGACGTATCGCTTTGGCACCTACGAAGAAGCACTTGAAAAAGTGAATAACCTCAAATGGCAGTATCGAAACAAGCGCTTATACAGCTTTAAAGTGAGAAAGGTTGAAACATGAAAAATGAAGATTTAGTGAGTGGATTAATTTTCCCTGTTGCAATGTTTGCATGCCTCTTTGTTGGACATGACATCGGCAAACGTGACAGCAAGTCTGAAATTGCAGAGTTAAAAACAGAGCTTAAACAAGCTAAGGCACAAATTAAACTCTTGGAAGAAAATCAAGTGATTGTTTATTACGCTGATAGTTGGGGAGGTAACCCATAACGGTATCAGGTCGGTTCGACTCCGACCATGGGTATAACCCGAAATATTTTAAAACGGAATAGAGGTGGTGTGAACCACTTCTTCTTGCAAAACAAATTAGTATATAGTTAGTAAGTTTATCGGGTTACTTGCTAGCAACATAGCGAAATCAAAAATAGAAAGGGGAACTCAATGTAAATTTTAATCTAACGCAGTTTATCGCTAGACTGTTATTATGCAAGGCGCTGCTAAAGTGGTGGTAGGGTCGTGCGCCTGCCCATTTTGTGGAAACACAAAAAAGTCCCTGCTTGCACAAGGACCTAAGATATATGAATGACACTTATATTATATCATAAAGGAGCTGTGTAAGTAGTGGGAAAATTGAGCAATTCGCAATTGAAAGCACTTGATGAGTTATTATTTGATTATGTGAGCATTGACCATAAAATCGCAGTACGTAAGCTAGAAATTAGCGATGTTCCAAATACAGACGAAAATATTGGCGGTGGACGTTCCAACATTGTGTCTAAGCCAACTGAAAGCATGATTGCTAAATGGGATAGCGACCAACGTCTAAATAGTCTGTACGCTCAAAAACACGCTGTTGAGAGCACGTTAAGCACGTTAGATGAAGACATGACCCAAATCTTTTGGCTACGTTGGTCTCGCGGCAGTGTTAATACATGGGAAGAAATTGCTGATAAAATGGCATATGACCGAAGTACAATTTATCGCAGACGTCAACGAATTTTAGAAATTTTTGCTGATTTTTATGGTTTTTGTTAAATTTGCGACTTTTGGTGCTATTTGTCGCACGATTAAAACGTTATTATGGTATCATCAAGATTTAAAGGTAAGGACGAGGATTATTGAGGGTCTTTCTCGTCCTTATTTGTTACGGTTTACAGTTAACGGTCACACGTTTGTGTGGCTTTTTATTTTGGATTGGAGGTGATGAATTGACGTTAACGAAACTGCAAAAGAAATTTGCTGAAGGGATTGCTTTAGGTATGAAGCAAGGTCAAGCAGCACGTTATGCTGGTTATTCAGAAAAATCAGCTGATACACAAGCTTACAACAATATGAAAAACGTTGAAATTTTAGCATTTGCTGATGAATTAATCGAAGCGCAAAAGAGTATGTTAAAAAGGCGCTTTTCGGGTTTGGCATCTATTGCAGTTGATAAAACAATTGATATTTTGCAAGACGTTGATGCATCACCTCAAGCACGTTTAAATGCCGCTAAAATGATACTTGATTACGCTGGTATGGAAGAACCTAAACAGCTTAATGTTAGGGCTGATGTGAACCAGTCTAATCCATTTGAGGGACTGACAACAGATGAGTTAAGGAAGTTGATTGATGATGGATAAAACAGCAATCAAACAGCAAGCACGTTTTGAGTTAGCTCGTCGTGATTTCTTTTATTATTGTCATCTAATGGCAAGTGATTTCTATAAGCCGTCTCGTAAATACTTAGTTGAGCTTTGCAATGATTTGCAAGGCTTTTTAAGTGATGATGAGCATAACGTTTTGGTTATCAATGAACCGCCAAGGCACGGAAAATCAAGGACGGCAGGCATGTTTGTTCAATGGTTACTTGGAAATGACAATAACAAAAAGATAATGACTGGCTCATACAACGAAACGTTATCAACTGTGTTTTCAAAGAATGTCAGAAATGCTATTCAAGAAACGAAAGCAGATAAAGACGTTACTGTGTTTAATGACATTTTTCCAGATACGCATATCAAATATGGTGATGCCGCTATGAACTTGTGGAGTTTAGAGGGTGGCTATAACAATTATCTGGCTACCAGTCCAACTGGTACAGCGACTGGTTTTGGTGCTGATATTATTATCGTTGATGACCTTATCAAAAATGCTGAAGAAGCTAACAACGCTACTGTCCTGGAAAAGCATTGGGAGTGGTTCACAAATACTATGCTGTCTCGTCTTGAAGAAGGTGGGAAAATTATTATTATCATGACACGTTGGCATTCGCAAGATTTGGCAGGTAAGGCGCTGATTGAACTTCCTAAGTCTGATTACAAGGTCAAGCATATCAGCATGAAAGCTTATGATGAAGCGACAGATACCATGCTTTGTGATGAAGTCCTAAGTAAACAAGCTTATTTTCAAAAGACTAAAACCATGGGAGCTGACATAGCTTCTGCTAACTACCAGCAAGAACCAATTGACTTAAAAGGTCGTTTGTATTCTGGATTTAAAACTTATGATACAAGACCTAAATTCAAACGTATTAGTGCTTATACCGATACAGCGGATACAGGAAGCGACTATCTATCAAGTTATATTTACGGTGTGACATCTGACAATGAAGCTTATATTCTTGATATTGTCTTTACTAAAGAGCCAATGGAAGTCACCGAACCATTGCTTGCCAGAAAATTAGCGAAGCATGAAGTCAATACATGCGATATTGAAAGTAATAATGGTGGTCGTGGTTTTGCCCGTAATGTTGAAAGGTTAACTAAAACACAATACAACAACCATTACACGCTTTTTAATTGGTTTCATCAATCGCAAAATAAACAAGCTCGTATTTTGACAAATGCTACATGGGCGATTGAACACATTTACTTTCCAGAGAATTGGCGTCACAAATGGCCTGAACTTTATCAGGAACTGATGTCTTACCAACGTGAAGGTAAAAACGCACATGATGACGCAGCAGATGCTCTAACAGGTATTGTTGAAAGTATTAATAACAAAATTAAAACAAAAGCTAAAGTTCGACGTAAGTCAGCTTATGGTTTATAGAAAGGAGTCACATGCAGGACGATACATTGATTTATTCTCGTAGCAAATACGACGAAGAAAACCTAAATCTTGACATTATTTATAAACTTATCACCGTTCATGCTTCAGAAAGCAAACGGCTGAAAACGTTGAAAGATTACTACCTTGGAAAGCATGATATTTTAAATCATAAACGACGGTCAAATTTACCAAACTTTAAAACAGTTGCTAATCACGCTAAAGATATTGCCGACACGTCAACTGGGTATTTCATGGGTAACAGTATCACATACACGAATACGTCAGAAGCAGATATTGAACCGTTGCTTAATGCGTTTGATAAAGCAGATGTGGACCATGTAGATAACGAAAATGCTTTAAATATGGCTATTTATGGTCGTGCATATGAATTTATTTATGCAAAGGAAGATGAAGTAGAGTTAAGCGTTCGAAGTCTTGAGCCAGAAAATACATTTATTGTTTATGATGACTCTATCGAACAATGTCCGCTATTTGCTGTTTATTATTATGATATTATAGATGATGTTAGTCAAAATACCACATACAAAGCAGAGGTTTTAACGGAAAATTACCATTATCAGATGACTTTGCGAGGTTTTGAGGACGTTAATAATAAGTCATCAGCACCAGAAGAACATCATATGGGCGCTATTCCTATCGTTGAGTATCGAAACAATAGTTTAATGATTGGTGATTATGAGCAACAGCTAGGTTTGATTGATGCCTATAATTCATTGACTGCTAATCGTGTGAACGATAAAGAACAAGCTATCAATTCTATTTTGGTGCTTTACGGTGCTAGTTTAGCAGATAGTGCAGAGGAAGCACGCGAAGCTATGCAGATTTTGAGTGAGGAAGGCTTGCTTGAATTACCACCAGATGCTAAGGCAGATTTCTTAAATAATGTGCTAGATGAAAATGCTATTGAGGTGTTGCGTAAAGCGTTGAAACAAGACATTTACACATTTAGTCATGTTCCTAATTTAACAGATGAGAATTTCGCTAGTAATGTGTCTGGTGTGGCTATGGAGTACAAGCTGTTGGGCTTAGAAATGATTACTAAGACTAAAGAACAGCATTATAGTAAGTCACTTCGTAAGCGTATTAAGCTATTTTGTAACTATTTAGGTTTAAAACAAATTGCACTTGACGCAAAAGCAATCGTACCACAATATAAGCGTGGTTTGCCTAAGAATTTGCTTGAATTGTCTCAAATCATCAACAATCTTGATGGCAAGGTTAGTCTTCGTCAATTGATTTCTTTATTGCCGTTTGTCGAAGATCCAGATGCAGAATTAAAAGCGCTTGAGGAAGAACAAGAAAATAAGACTGACGAAGCGCCTGCATTTGTCCAAAATTTGCCATTAGACGAAGAAGATGATGTAGATGAGTAAGAAGTTAAGCTACTGGGAACGTCGTAAAGCACAGCTTATCTTTAATCAAATGGATAAAGCAGAAAAACAAGCAGATTCGTTTGACGCCATTTACGACGAAGCCAAACGTTATTTAACCAGACAATCTAACAAAGTATTTGATAAGTTTCAACGTGATTATGGCTTGACTGAAAAAGAAGCACGTTTAGTATTAAAGACAATAAAAGATGATAAGACAATTGATAATCTTAAACGACAGCTTCAAGCACAACCAGATAATTCAAACATTAATCAATTGTTAGCTGATTTAGACAGCCCAGCTTTTGCTTTTAGAATTAATCGCTTTAATGATTTGCAGAAACAGATTGATAATATTTCTAACAAGGTATATCAAAGCGAAAAGCAACAATCGGATACTTATTATTCTGATTTCATGAATGATAGTTATTATCATCATACTTACGAGCTTCAAAAACGCCTTGGTGTTGCATATGATTTTAACACCTTACCGGAGCGTGAGATTTCGTGTTTACAGCGTTCTAATTGGTATGGGGATAATTATTCAAGCAGAATTTGGAACAACACACAGGCGCTAGCAGATAGCCTAAAAAACGAGCTTTTAATTGGGCTTATGACTGGGCGTAGCACTCGTGATATTGCTGATATTATTTCACAACGTTTTGATGTTGGGAAGAATGCTTCAAGGCGATTGGTTCGAACAGAATCAGCTTATTATCATGGTCAAATGGAACTAAAAAGCTATGATGAAGCTGACATCAGTCAATATCAATTTGTAGCTACGCTTGACTTAAGGACGTCGACTATTTGCCGTGAACATGACCAAATGGTTTATAAAACGAAAGAAGCGACAGTCGGCGTTAACTATCCACCTATGCACCCTTGGTGTCGTTCGACAACCATTGCTTACTTTGATGATAAGTGGGCTAAAGGTAAGAAACGACGTGCGAAGGACCCTAAAACAGGTAAAAACATACTTGTTCCAGCTGATATGACTTATGATGACTGGTACACTAAACATGTAAAACCGTTGTATAAAGTTGACGGTTTGAAACAGTCTGATATTGATAGAGCTAACCAACAATACATCAAATACAAAGACATTTTAGGGGATGAAAGAACTCCTAAAACGCTGGCAGATTTTGTTGATTTAAAGTATAATAATGCTGAGGGATACAAGCAGTTAAGACTTAAATCACGTCTGCAAGAACACATAAATAATGGTGATTTGTCTTTGACTATTAATCAAGACAAACAAAATAGGCACACTCAAAATCATAAAGCTTATAATAATTATGTACAACATAATAAGTCAAAAGGAAAACCAATACCAGGTTATCTTACTGTGGATAATGCGACTGTCCAAAAGATTATAAACGATAATTATTTGAACGGCACAATTATTAGACGACAGAGTGGTCAGTATAGTGCTATTATTAAAATAGATACTAAGAGTGGTGTAGCTTATTGCATTCATGATTTAACAGGAGCTAACCCAATTGCGACTGATGAATTCACAATACATATTTCAAAATCGACAACGCATTTAGTTCCAAGAATACCAAGCGATAATAAAACTAAAGGAGGTGCCTCATGAAATTGTGGGAATATATAAATAAAGATGTTCGTATCATTTTAAATGATGGTACGTCTGTGGCTGGTAAAGTTTCTGATTGGTTTGATGGCTATGATATTGATGGCGAAGATGAAATCGTCATAGACAATCAATCGTACTCAGAAGACAATATTAAACAAATAGAAATCATAAGCACTTAGTCAATTTGATTAGGTGCTTTTCTTATGCTTAAAAGGAGATAAAATTTATGGTAAATTTCATCTGGCAATTAGCCAGTTTTTTATTTGGCTTTATTACAGTAGTGTTTTTATTGATTGTATTAATAACGTCTATTTTGGCTTTTATTAAAGCATTCATCAAGGAAGTTATTAAAGCTCTAAAAGAATAGTCGTAGTAATACTGCTTTTATTTTGTCCAGGCATGGAAGACGTTAAAAGCTATGGATTTAATAGTCGGGGACGACTTAAAACATAGGAGGTGCCAATTATGGCAGAAAAAAACGATAACGTTGAAGTGGTAGAAACTGATAAGACTGCTGCAGGGTCTGAACAATCAGAATCACAAGACGAGAAAAAGTACACAGACGCAGATGTTGATGCCATTATCGACAAGAAATTTGCAAAATGGAGAGCTGACCAAGAAGCTAAAGAATCTGAAGCTAAAAAGTTAGCTAAGATGAACGCTGACGATAAACAAGCATATCAACTTAAAAAACGTGAGCAAGAATTGGCTGACCGTGAAGCAGAAATCAATAAACGTGAATTGACAGCAGAAGCTAAATCTATTCTAAGCGAACGTGGCTTACCAATTGAATTAGTTAACAACGTCAATTTGACTGATGCAGATAGTGTACATGAATCAATTGACCAACTACAAAAGAGTTGGGAGGAAGCTGTTCAAAAAGGTGTTTCAGAACGTATTAAGGGTGGCAAAACAATTAAAAAAGCACCAGGTGCACCAGCTGAAATTACCAAAGAACAGTTTGACAAAATGGGTTATAAGAGCCGTAATGAGCTGTTCGAACGTAATCCTGAACTATATAACAAACTGAAAGGATAATTAAACTATGCCAACAGGAACTACTAAATTAGCAAACATGATTAATCCAGAAGTTATGGCAGATATGGTTTCTGCTAAACTTCCAAAACTATTGAAATTTACACCGCTTGCTTATGTCGAAACAGCACTTGAAGGGCAACCAGGAAGCGTTCTAACGGTTCCAGCTTTCGAGTATGCAGGTGATGCTACAGATGTTGCCGAAGGGGAAGCTATTCCACTTGACCAATTGACAACTAAAAAGACAACAATGACTATCAAAAAAGCTGGTAAAGGGTATGAAATTACCGACGAAGCTGTTTTATCTGGACTTGGTGACCCTATCGGACAAGCAACTTATCAACTCGGCTTGGCTATTGCTAACAAAATTGATAATGACATTGTGGAACTTGCTAAAACAGCTACACAACACGTTGCTGAAGCACCAACAACACTTGAAACAATTGACAAAGCACTTCAAATTTTTGAAGATGAAGAAGATGTACGTTATGTCGCTGTCATCAATCCAAAAGATGCCATTTCACTAAAAGCGAATATTGGCAAAGAATGGGTTAAAGGTTCAGAACTTGGCGCAGAAATGGTTGTGTCTGGTACGTTTGGTGAAGCTGGTGGCGTTCAAATTGTCCGTTCTAAGAAAGTAGAACAAGGCAAAGGTTTCCTTGTGCAAGTATCTGCTAAACAAACAGATCCAGATGACGAAGCTAAATACGGTGCATTCGTTATCAACTTGAAACGTAACGTTGCTATTGAAACAGACCGCGACATTATCAAGAAGACAACTGTCATTACTGGTGATGAACACTATGGTGTTTATCTATATGACCAATCAAAAGTTGTCAAATTTGGCGGGACAGAATAAGGAGTATTTTTATGGGAATGCTACTAAGACGCCATTACTTGCCTAAAAAAACTGCGAAAGTTGAAGAAACTGATATCTTGTCAGATTTGAACGTTAAAGAGCTAAAAGGATTAGCTAAGCAACGTGGTGTTGAGGGTTATAGCACTTTGACAAAACAGGAACTTTTGGAGGCGCTAAATGGTTAAATTAAAAGTGTTGCAAGATTTCCACGACTGGCAAGCAAAAGTTTTGCGTCCCAAAGGAGCAGTTATTGAAGTGACTGAGAAACGTTTCAAAGAACTATCTAAAAACCTTGAAGCGCAGGGCGTCAAAACTGATACAGTCGTGGAAGTTGTTAAGGAAGATAAGAAATCTTCTAAGTAACAAGTAAGGAGGTTTCATGGACAATCTTGAAACTTTACAAACGTTAACTGGCGAGAGTGATTCAAAATTACTTTCGCCTTTACTTTTGCGGGCTAAAAATATTATTTTGACAATGACGAACCGAACAAAACTAATTCCAGTTTTGGAAGGTTTACAGCTTGAATTGGCTCTGGAATTGTACAACAAACAAGGTAGCGAAGGTGAATCATCACGTAGTGAAGGTGGTGTATCGGTCAGCTATAAAGACGGTGTTTCAGAGACATTAAAAGCTAGTATTAATCAATACCGATTAGCAAAGGTGGGCGGATATGCGTTTGAAAAAGAACAGACTGAAACCGTATCTACTAAAGAAACATCAGACGGTTAAAACTAACGAGGGTCTAAAAAGGACTGGCTATAGTGATGAAGGTGTTACGATTTATGTAGAAATATGGCCAGCGTCAGGCAATGTACAAGCAGAAGTATACGGACAACGATTAAGCTATATTTTAAATGCTTTGGTTGAACGTGATACAACGATTAATGAGCTTGACGGGCTATGTATTGATAGTGATAACGTGACACATAAAGTCATTTCAATAAAAACCTACAGCAATCACAAGGTGTTGGAGTTAGAAGATGTCAGAAATCGTTAATGCTGATAAATTGATTGCAAAGTTACACAGGCTATCTGACAGCAGAGCGGCTACAGATATTGTTTTGACGGCTGTCAACGGTGGTGGGAAAATGGTACAAGGTGAAGCTAAGCTAGGAGCCCCCGTAAATTCGGGTGAATTGCGTAACGAAGGCATACAAGTAAAAGCCGAAGCTAAAGGCGTTGGTGAAGCGATAGCAGTTGTTTACGTTACGAAAGAATATGGTATATACGTTGAACTTGGAACAGGACCAGTTGGACAAGCTAACCATTCAGGTATTTCACCAGAAATCAGTGTCTCTTATCGTTCGACGCCGTGGTATGTTCATGAAAGTCAAATTGATGTAGGACCATACCACTTCCAAAAAGTAGGTGAATTTTATAAGATGTATGGTCAGCCGGCACAGCCTTATCTATACCCTGCATTGAAAAATAACGAGAAACGTGTTTCACAGTATATTTGCACTTACGTTAACAAAAGGATAAAGGAAATTGTCAAATGATTAATATTAAACCGCTTATTTATAAAGAGCTTGAGAAGCTCACGGATAATGTCACAGACACTTATCCAGATGATTGGGAACATTTCCCAGTGGTTATCTATTTAGAAGAGGAAAATAAGCCTTATGAACAATACGATAACCAAGAACAAAAAACATATGTCAGATATAAGGTCGATATCTTTAACAACGATACAACAAGTGATATGGCTACGTCTATCAACTCTATCTTTGCAAGTTTGGGACTTAAACGTACGACTTGCCAAGATGTGCCAGACCCTAGCAATTTACGTCACAAGTTAATGCGTTTTGAAGGTATTGTTGACCTTAACTCTGAACTTGTTTATCAACAAAGAATGGAAGGATAATTTATGTTAGCAAATGGAATTACACTAGGTTACTCAACTTCTGGTAAAACTAGTTTTACGAATTTGACAGGACTGAAAGAAGTCCCTGAAATTGGGGTTGATCCAGAAAAAGTAGATAACACTACATTGGCAGACTCAGTTAAACAATACGAACTTGGTATTGGTGATGCAGGCGAATTGGAATACAAATTTGCTTTTTCAAATACTAAAGAAACTGATTCGTACCGTGTCTTGCGTAAATTACAAGAAGCAGGAACAATTACCAACTTTGAACATAAATACCCAGACGGTACTAAAGTTCTATTTTCTGGTCAAGTTTCAGTTAAAATCGGTAGCGGTGCTGTCAATGGTGTTATTGAATTTACAGCAAGCATTGCGTTGCAATCAGCACTTGAATTTACAGACCCAATCGGAGGATAATTAAATGTCATTACCATACACAACTTGGAAAATCGGCGAAGTTGAACACAAATTACGTTTGACAACACGTCAAGCAGTTGCAGTTGAAGAAAAATTGGGAGTCAATCTTCTCAAGGTATTCATGCCACGCCAAGATGAAGATTTTCCTTTGCCACCACTTAAAGTGATGTTGGTGGTTATTCACGGCGCTTTGCAAAAATTTGAGCATGGTGTCACACTAGATGATGTTTACGACATGCACGACGATTACGTTGATGCAGGTGGTGACCAAACTTCTTTATTAATGGACGTTATTATCCCACTTTTTGAAAATTCGGGTTTTATGCCAAAACAGAAAGAAACGACGGACGAACAAGCGACGCTAACCACAGTGAAGTGACAACATCTGTCGAAATTATTTCTGCTAAAGATTATATCAATGGACTGTATCCTATGTTTTTGGACATCAAGGGCAGTCCTTTTGACTTTTGGGAGTACACGGTTGCTGAAATCGTTGATTTAATTGATAGCTATAATCGTGTCTATACACAAAAACGAAAAGAACAGATTATAAATAACTATCAATTATCACAAATGATTGCTAATCATGTTTCTTGTTTACTGTCTTCTGATTCTAAACCATTAGAGGTTTGGGAATATGCACCAGATTTATTTGATAAAGAGCGTGAACAAGTCGAAGAAGAACGTAGGCAACGTGATTTATTAATGCACAAAGAACGCATGCGTGCGTTTGCAACACAGTTTAATAATCATTTTAGAAAGGAGGACGCACATGAGCATGACTCTTGAGGAACTTCAAGTTGTTATTGACGCTAAAATTGCACCATTTAAACAAAAGATGCAAGAAGTTGAAAGTAAGGTAAAGAGCTCAAATAACAAGGTTCAAAGTAGTACATCTGGTATTAAAAATGCTTTTAGTAAACTCGCTAAGATAACTGCTTTTGCATACATTGGCAAAAAAATGGTTGATGTCGGTATGTATTCGACACAAATGGCGTTGAAAGTAACGGCTTCTGTGAACCAAATTAAGCGTCAAATGGGCGAGAGCTCACAAACATTCTTAAAATGGATTGAAAACAACGCTAATGCAATGAATATGTCCATTTCAGATGCGACACAATATGCATCCGTTTATTCCAATTTATTTAGTGGTTTTATTAAGGATTCTGGTAAACTAAGCGCCTATACAGGTAAAATGTTACAAACATCAGCCGTTATTGCGGAGGGTACTGGACGAAGTATTACGGATGTTATGGAGCGTATTCGCTCTGGGTTACTTGGTAATACTGAAGCTATTGAAGATTTAGGAATCAACGTCAATGTATCCATGATTGAATCCACAAATGCGTTTAAACGTTTTGCAAATGGGCAATCTTGGCAACAGTTGGACTACAACACACAACAACAAATTCGATTAATGGCTATTTTAGAACAAGCAACGGCGAAATATGGTAATACACTTTCCAATTCCGTAAATAGTCGTGTTAGCTTATTCAAGTCACTTTTAAAAGATACAGCATTAAACATTGGTAGTGCTTTGTTGCCAATTCTTAATGCTGTTATGCCAATTTTAAACTCACTAGCAATGGCATTAAAGAACGCTACAGCTAAACTAGCTGAATTTGTTAGCTTGATGTTTAATAAAAAGGCAAAGGTTAAGAATAGTGCGTTGGATTCTTTGTCTAAAAATTTTGGCGGTCTAACTAATAATGCTAATGATGCAGCAGGCGCTGTAGATGATGTTGCGGACAGCTTAGGTGACGCAGATGACGCATCAAGTGGTATCGCTGATAGCTTAGATGATACGGCAGATAGTGCTAAGAAAGCTGTTAAAGAGCTACTTGGTCTGGCTAGTTTTGATGAAATTAATAGTCTTGGTTCAAATGATTCTGATTCATCTAGCCCTAATTCAAGTTCACCTTCTAATGGTTCAGGAAAAGGCGATTCTGGTGCTAACGGTGGAAGTGATATTTTACCAGAAGTTGAGCTTGAAGATTTAGACAACAATTTTAAGAGTATTTTTGATGGTTGGGACAAAACATTAAAACCTCTATTAGACTATCTTTCAAAACTAAAAGATTTGTTTAAAGACGGCTTTAATGTTTCGTTTAGGGCTGACAGTCTTGAACGTTTCAAGGAAGCTCTAAAAGGTATTTGGCAGTCATTAAAAGATATTTTTGAAGATGGAACGGTATTAGCAGCCGCTGCGAAATTTGGTGAAAAATTAGCTTATGCTTTAGGGCAAACAACAGGAGCTATAGCCAATGTCATCATGGGAATTGCGGTATTTATCGCTGAAAGCCTTAATAAATCGCTCAATGAAACCAAATTTGACATAAAAAGTTGGCTAATTAGGCAATTCGAAATATCTGGCGACCTAGTAGCACATATTGGAAATATTGCACAAGCGCTTGGGCAAATATTCTATGACACTATTACAAGCACACCAGCTACTGATATAGGTAGTCATATTATTTCGGCGTTCACCTATGCAGGAATGGGAATAGCAGAGTTATACACTAAGTCTTTGCGTGATATGTTTGGTGCTGTTGATACTATCTTGACTGAAAATCAAAACAAAATTACTCGTAATTTAACAGGATTACTTTCGGCGGCTGAACCAGCTTTTGCTTCGCTAAAAAATTTAGTTAAAAATACTATGTCTGCTATCAATGCGACCTATGACGAACATATCAAACCGTTTGTTGATTCTTTGGCAAGTGGTTGGTCAGAAATCGTAGGAACGTTCCTAGATAGTTGGAATACTTATATCCAACCAGTGCTTGATAATATCGGGCAAGGTTTCTCTGACTTAATGTCTAACCACATTCAACCGATGATTGAAAAAGCGTTAGATTATTTCGGAGACATCATAGACGATTTAAAAGTTATTTGGGAAAATGTATTACAACCATTCTTTAATTGGCTAGCAGAGTGGATAGTTCCAATATTAGCACCTGCTATTCAATATTTAGCAGACGTCTTCTTTGATGTTTGGGGTAAGATTGCTGATATTATTGGTGGAGTTATTGATATTCTTCAAGGCATCAACGACTTTCTTAAAGGTGTCTTTACTGGTGATTGGTCATTGGCATGGGACGGTATCAAGCAAATCTTCTCTGGTTTCTCTACCGTTCTAGAATCTCTTGTCATGATGTTGTGGAATGCTCTTATTGGACTTTTCAAAGCGGCTTGGGATACCATTGTTGCCATTGTACAAGCAGGCTGGGACGGTATTGTTAAGATATTTAGTCCAATCGGTCAATGGTTTAGTGACCGTTGGAATGATATTGTAAAAGCTTTCTCTAGTACTGGACAATGGTTTACTCAAAGATTTCAAGAAGCCTGGATTGGCTTAACTAATATTTTCCAATCTATTGGTAATTGGTTTACCGATAGATATAACGATATTACTAAAGCATTTTCAAATGTCGGCAATTGGTTTAGTCAAAACTTTAATACTGCATATTCTAACGTTCAAAATGTTTTCTCTGGCATTGGGAATTGGTTTAGGTCACGCTATAGTGATGTCACTAATGCTTTTTCTAGTATTGGTTCATGGTTTGGAAACACCTTTAGGGGGGCTTGGTCGAATGTAACTTCTGCTTTTAGTGGTGTTGCTAATTTCTTTAGAGGCATTTATAACACTATCAGAAGTTCATTTACTAATATTGGGACTGCTATTGGTTCGGCTGTTTCTGGTGCATTCCGTTCGGCAATGAATTCCGCTTTTTATACAGTTGAAAATGTTGTGAATACATTTATAGGAATGATTAATGGTGTTATCGGTGTCATTAATAAATTACCAGGCGTACATCTTGGGCGCATCGGTCGAGTTTATATTCCTAAACTTGCTCGTGGTGGTATTGTTGATAGTCCAACACTTGCCATGATTGGTGAAGCAGGTAAAGAAGCGGTCGTACCACTTGAAAATACTGGTTTCCTTCAAACTATGGGGCGTGTTGTCAGCACAGCAGTTGTTAACGCTCTGGGGTCTGGTAATCAACAGTCAGGCTTTTCAGGTGACGGTGACATCATTATCCAAATCGGTGGTAGTGAATTTGGAAGAATTGCTATTAAGGAAATCAACAAAGAACAACAACGAGCAGGTCAAATACTGCTTAAGATTTAGGAGGTTCAATGAGTAATTTAATTATAAATGGCGTTTCAGTAGTGTCACCTAAAAGTTTTCAAGTTGGTGTACAAGACGTTGACGGTGAAACTGGTCGAAACGCAAACGGCGATATGGTCAGAGACAGAATAACCACTAAACGTAAACTTGAAATTGAGTGGGGAATGTTAACGCAATCAGAATGCAGTGTGATACTTAATGCAGTATCAGCTGTATTTTTTACTGTGAGCTACCCAGACCCTATTTCTGGACAATCAACACGGACATTTTATGTTGGTGATAGAACGGCGCCAGCTTATTCATTTACTAACAAATTTAAGCCGTGGAGTGGTTTAAAATTCAATCTAATAGAAAGGTAATTTATGGTAACTTTTAACGAAGCAATGCTATCAAATGACCGTGCTTTGGCTATTAGAGTAGGTGATTTCACATCAGAAAATATCAAGAGTGCTAATTTCAAGTATGGCTATATTACTGGTGACGACTTTACACCTGGCGGGACATATGCTGGTACGGCTTCAATACTGTTTACTAGCATTGTCGAATCATTCAAAAAGCTAGATGTTGTCTATCCAGAAATTGGTCTGTTAGTTGGCAGTAAAGTTGAATGGGTCAAAATGGGGAAATATTACATTGACGATATTAAGATTGACCGAAATGCCAACACTACTGAAATTGAACTTATGGACGAAATGTTTAAGCTCAATGAAAGTTTTAAAACTGATTTAAAATACCCAGCACAAATCCGTGATGTTATTTTAGAAATCGCCACTAAGACTGGTGTTACACTTGCTAGTGATAATTTTGGAATGACAGCCATTCAACAACACGTTTCCCAACCTACAGGTGATAAACTTACGTTTAGAGATGTTCTCGGTCAAGTAAGTCAGTTGCTTGGCTTTTCTTGTTTCTTTAATCGTAATGGCGAATTGGAAGTAAGAGGATTGACTGAATCCGGTATTACGATTACTGCTGATAATTATTTTTTACACGGTCTTGAAAAAAGCGAAGTAGAGTATCAAATCGCTGGTATCACTTGCGAGGTAACTAATAACGAAAAACTAACGGTCGGCTTGCAAACTGGTAGGTCACTTGAAATTGAAAATCCATTAGCAACACAAGACACATTAAACTTGCTTTATTATGCGTTGAAAGACATTGTTTATTATCCATATGATTTGAGTTATCAAGGTCATTTAAAACTAGACGTTGGTCAATGGGTAACGATTAAAACAAACAAAGATGAAACCCTTAAGGTACCAGTGCTTTATCAATCATTTAGCTTTAGTGGTGGTTTAACAAGTACGATTAGTGCTGATAGTGTAGCTGGAAGTGATGCACAATACACTTACGGAAGTTTTGTTACTAAAAAAATTGATCAGAAATCAACACAAATCCAAGCCGAGGTGCAACAACAATTAAAATATGCTGATGAAGAATTCAAAAAAGTCAGCAATGAGATGTTGCAACAATCACTTGAATATCAAAACAGTGTTAGAAACGAACTCGCCACCTCAAAAGCAGAACTTGAAACGCAGATTGACACAGCTAAAACGCAAGCAGAATCAAACGCTAAGGCATACGCTGATGAAATCAATCAAGCAACAGCAGAAGTTGCTAAACAAGCGAACACGGCTGCCAACAGTTTAAAATCTGACTTAGCCAAAGTCAAAACTGATTTAACTGCCACAACGTCAACTGCAAACGCAGCTAAAACGTCAGCGAGTGAAGCCAAACAACAACTCACCACAGTTGCTAACGACTTGTCTAAAGCTAAACAAGATTTAACCAGTCAAGCGCAACAGTTACAAGCACAAGCTAGCGCACAGTCTGAACTAACCAAACGTGTCTCAACAGTTGAAGAAACTGCAAACGGTACTAAGACGACTGTCAGCGAGTTAAGTAAGACAGTAGATAGTAATACTAAAAATATTACAAGCGTTACTGCACGAACCAAAACGGTCGAAGCTGACTTGGCAAGCACTAAAACAACGCTATCACAAATAAAAATAACTGCAGATAATACGAGCAAGAAAACAGCAACACTTGAAACCAGCTTGAATGGTGTTAAAACCGACTTGACAGCAACGACTACTACTGCGAACACGACTAAAACCAACCTTGCTAACTATCAAGCTAGCAATGATAAACTAGTCGCTAATCTACAAAGTAATTTGCAAACGACAAATGGTAATGTCAGTAGCCTAAAAACAAAAGTCGAAGCAGTGCCTGGACAGATTAGCAGTGCGATTAGTACTGTCGAAGGGAAGTTAGAAGCAATCGACCAGTTGAACCTCATTGGTGCCTTTAACCTGACACCTCAAAATGCGACATTTGATAAGACAGATTACACCTTGACATCGACGACAACGACGAATACGAAAGATGGCTTTCTGCAGTTACAGTTTTATGACGCAAAGAATGTCGTTTTCACGGGATTCGGCCTTGCAGATAAAGTCGGCAAGTTTGCTAAATCATTTAAGATAACAAAAGCATACGAGAAATTCCGGATTAAAATCAATGGTAACGCGTCTGACGCTTCTGTTTGGTGCTATGACAAAGACCTAATCAAGCTAAACACGGACTACGTTCTGAGTGGTGAAGTTCTGTCTCTGTCATCTGACGGCAGAGGAAATGGCGGACAAATCAAACACCTTAAAATCCAAGAGGGCAAGATGGCGACTGGGTTTAGTAAGTCGCCAGAAGATGTGGATAGTGATATTAGCAAGGTTACAAGCGAAATTAAGCAAACCGCAGACGGCATGACCTTGCTTGCTACGAAGACAGAACTAAACAGTGCTAAAACTGAATTGCAATCTGGCATCACGACAGCGACCAATAAAGCTAATGCAGCACAAAACACAGCTAACAGCAACGCACAAACAATCAGTACACACACGACACAGATTTCAGCACTTAATACAGGCTTGAAAGCCAAAGTCTCACAGACTGATTTTAATACGCTGTCTGGTCGCGTGACAACTGCTGAAAACAACATTACGGCTAAAGCTAACGAGTTGAGCAGTAAGATTACGAGTGTTGAGGGGAAGATACCTACAAGTATCGGCGGAACAAACTTAGTTAGAGGTACTGCTAACTTCTCTTCGGGTTGGACTTGGAATACTAAGGTTGCGACAGTTACGGATATTATCGATGATTTTAATGTTTATCATAGTACGTCTACCGGTACAAATACAGCTTCGAATAACTACGATATTCGATTTGATAATGCTTTAACCGTTCTTCCTGGCACTGAATACACGTTATCTTTTTGGGCTAAAGGTAGTGGAACTATATACAGCCATTTCTTCCCAAGCTGTGTGGCGCACGGTGTTAATAGCGATGGTAAAACTACTACAGCAGCCGATGGCTCTATTACTCATACATTGAAATCGGACTGGGAACGATATTGGGTTACATGGAAAACGTTGCCTACAGTATCTGGTCTCAAAAGCCTAATTCCTTGTCGTCAACTAGCTGTTTTTAAATCCGAAGTATGGTTGTACGGTGTTAAGCTCGAGAGAGGCAGCGTACCCACAGACTGGTCACCTGCACCAGAAGACTACGACAGCAAGCTAGCCGCTGCGCAGTCTGAAATCAAACAGACAACAGACTCAATCACTGCAAGTGTGTCAAGCGTACAGACTGCAGCAAGTAATGCGCAATCAACAGCGAACACAGCTGTTTCAAAAGCTGATGCGGCACAAGCTGGTGTTAATACGCTAGACAGCACGACGGTTAAGAGTGCTAGCTTGACTATTAATGCAGACGGAATTGTCATGAAGGCTGGCAAGTCAACGACTGATGTTGCGAATGCGATTGGTTCTTATTTTGCTGTTAATCAGAATGCTATCAACTTATTCTCTGACAAGATAAACATAAAAGGTAGCATGATTGTTGACGGTGCTATCACAAGTACCAAAATAGCCAGTAAGTCAATCAACACAGCACATTTGAACGGTAAAATCATTACTGCTGACGTGATTTCAAGCAATGCGATTACAGCTGACGCAATTAAGGCAGGGGCTGTTACGACTGACAAAATGACAGCGAACAGTATCAATGGTGACCGTATTATAGCTGGTACGTTAGATGCAGCCAAAATCAAAGCAGGTAGTATTACAGCTAGTCAAATTGCAAGTGGTACGATTACCAGTAGCCAGATTAAGACTGGCGGAATTACTGCTGCGAATATTGCTACGGGAGCGATTACGACTAACCATTTAGCAACTGGTAGTATTACAGCAGACAAAATAAAGGCTGGCAGTATTACATCTGATATGTTTAGAGGAAATAAAATAACCAGTTTAAATAATGCAACAACGTTAGATTTACAATCCGGAGAGATAACATTTAATAATATATATGCAACCATTAATCAAACAAAAGGTAGTTACAAATCTCAAATTAGCTTATTTTCTTTGGATGATAAAGCGAGTACTGAAAGCAGTTGGAGTTCAACGAATGTACTTGCATTCAACAGCACAAAGCTAACTTCAGCAACGCGCCGTACTGGTTCAACTGTAGACATGTTTCCTAATTTTAGTCTCATGACACTTTACGGTGAAAAAATCGCATTTACTGGCGAAACCTCAGTATCTCCAGGTCCAAATAATGCTATTATTATAACAACAAACTCGGAGGGAGTAGATTTTATAAATGGTCTGACAAATAATTCAAAAGGAACTTGGAATTATTCAATGATTATGGATTTTGGGACTAAAGCTGCTATTAGTGTACCAGATATAAAATTAGATGGACATTTTAAAAGCTTGACGGGAATTTTGGATGATTTATGTAAAAAAGTAGGTATATTGTGGGTTTAAAGGAGTATAAATGGAAAATCTTAATCAACAAATTCAATCAAAACTCGCTTTAGAGATTGCGCAATTGTCGCTTGATAAAGCAACTCTACAAGCACAATTTGAACAATTGCAACAACAAAATGCAGAACTTCAACAACAACTAAAAGAAGTTACTGCACCAGAAGAAGTAGAAAAAGGAGAATAACATTATGGCACTTGAAACGATTAAAACAACTCATTTATTAGGTAATCTAAAAATTGAAGAAACACTTGTCAAACAATATGTTGTCGACATTAATGAAGAGGGGGTATCAACAATTAATGAATATATTTATGATTCTGACTTATACGCAAAAAATCGAACAGAGTTGCGTAAACTGGAAGCAGAATTTAGAGATAAGCGCTATGAAATTGAAGATGCAATTTTAGCTGATTTAACTAAAGAAACTTCTGAACAACCTTAGAAATGAGGTTGTTTAATTATGTGGAAACCAGAAACGATTAGTGTTGTTTTGTCTTGCGTTGTTTCGTTTCTCGGAATCTTTGCTTTTTTTCAAGGTCGTATGACCTCAACAGAAAAACGCTTAACGATTCTTGAAGAGAAAGATAAGCAGCAAGATAAAGAGCTAACAGAAATCAAAGTTAGATTGGATAATCACGACTTGCAAATGCAAGTGCTTATTCAAATGACAGAACAGATTAAAAATTTATCAGAAAAAGTAGATAAGATTGATAATAAATTGGAGGAGCTATCATGATTAATTGGAAATTACGATTTAAGAACAAAGCTACATTGTTAGCTATTGCTAGTACGGTGATTTTGTTAGCGCAGCAATTGGGTTTGAAACTGCCAGATAACATTGCAGATGTTGTTAACACGTTCTTGACTCTGCTAGTATTATTAGGGGTCGTCAATGACCCGACAACGGCAGGAGTTAGTGATAGTGGACAAGCAATGGACTATGCCGAACCACGAAAATAACGAGGTATCGCAATGAAGAAAAACGATTATTTTATCGACGTGTCGTCTTATCAGTCGGCAGATTTAACAGCTATCTGTCAAGCCGCAGGAACACGTAAAACGATTATCAAGGTTAGCGAGGGAACTGGCTATCTTTCACCTAATCGCTTCACACAAGCGCAAACTAGCGAGCCAATCGGCTATTATCACTTTGCGCGTTTTGGCGGTAATGTCAGTCAAGCAGTAGCAGAAGCTAATTATTTCTTGGCTAACTTACCAACTAAGCCAACTTACCTTGTCTGCGACTACGAAGATGATGCAAGTACATCAAAACAAGCCAATACTAATGCAGTGTTGGCTTTTATGGACCAATGTGCGCAGGCTGGTTTTAAACCTATTTACTATAGTTATAAACCATACACGCTAGCGAATGTTGATTATCATCAAATTTTAGCTAAATACCCAGATAGCTTGTGGATTGCTGCTTACCCAAATTACAACGTAACCCCAGACCCGATTTGGGAAATCTTTCCATCTATGGATGGGATTCGCTGGTGGCAATTTACATCAACTGGTATTGCTGGCGGGCTTGATAAGAACGTGGTCTTGCTGGATTGCGACGATACAACAAGCACGCAAACACCATCAACAGCTCAAATAACGAAAGGATTTAACCAAATGTACAAATTTTATCACGTATTGAATGACAAAGCATTTCCAAGCGGTGCGATTTTTATTGCTAATTTTGGCACTAACACAATTTATCCCGCCAAAGACCCAGACGAACTCGTTTACCTGAACGAGGTTGTTAAGCAAACGACTGGTCGAGACATTCCAATGGCAGAATACGAAATGGGTGCACCTATTTTGCGTGTTATGGGCGCAACTGGTATGAAGAAAGTCGATAGAAACTGGTGATAATATGGCAGATAAAGAACTAAACACAGCAGAAAACGACGTTATCGCAATGTTTAACCAACTGAAAGCAGGTCAGAAAGTTGAAACAGACGGTAAAAACCTAACACTCGATGAAGGAAAAGCGTTGCTAGGATCAAAATAA